GAAGAAAATGCTGCGCCGTTACATTTCAGCCAGCCCGTTGGTGGTGTTGCTGAGGACCACGGAACGGGCACACCAACGGGCAGCGCAGAGCCTTTCCCCAAACCAACGTTTTCATGCGGCTCTTACGATGTAATTGAATGCAACGTTGCGGGGGCGTGTTTCTGCTGTGCCGACAATACTGGTACTCAGTCCTGTCGCTGTTCGTTTGTTATTTTTATTCCCTTCGATAAGACAGTTGTAATCGTCATTACCAATTAACGAGTTGGTGGCATCAATATCGTCCGGGGACAAGGCATTAGTTGTGGAACTTAAAGTCAGCATCTCGTCTGAACTTGGAAGATTTTTTAATGGGATCTCATTACGTGAAATACCCGCATAAAAAAAGGACTCATGCCTGTGCGCTTCAAAAGAGTCATCCTGAAGACTTAGCAAGGCACGCCCAGCATCCAAGCCACGTCCATCATCCCAGCCACGGATAAATTCACCCCGTAGATCCGGTAATTTGTTCGCGGGGTAAGCCTGTGCCAGTTTGGGGTAATCTTCAGGAGAAAATGCTGCGCCGTTGCATTTCAGCCAGCCCGTTGGTGGAGTGGCTGAGGGCCACGGAACAGGTACACCAACGGGCAGTGCAGAGCCTTCCCCCAAACCAAGGTAATCAAGAACTCCCTGAGTGCTGGTTTTACCAAGAATGGCACGTCCAACACTTGTCAACGCGGTTAACGCGGCACGATCTGCCCCTGTAAAATATGGGAGTTTATCTGCTGATGTAGCAAGCTTCGCCAGCGCCGTCAGGGTGGCATTCTTCGGTTGCTTACCCGCAAGCGCGTTAGTCATGGTGGTCGCAAAATTCGGGTCATTGCCCAGCGCCGCAGCCAGTTCGTTCAGCGTGTTCAGTGCATCAGGTGACGAATCTACAAGTGCGGCAATCGCGGCCATAACGAAAGCCGTGCTTGCGATCTGGGTACTATTAGCCCCCTGTGGCGCTGTTGGTGTTGTTGGCGTTCCGGTCAGTGCCGGGCTGTTTAATGGTGCTTTCTTGTTCGTTTCATCCATTACCGCCTTAACAGCTTTTGGTGTCGCTGCCAGCGTTTCAGACGTGCTGTTCGTGGCGCTACTGAGCTGAACAATCCCTTTTTGTGTAGTGGTGGCGTTCTGGGCGGTATATTTCCCGTTAGCCAGGTCATATGCAGCCTTAACCGCTTTCGGTGTTGCGGCCAGTGTTTCTGATTCACTGTTAATTGCACTGCTTAACTGAGTAAAACCTTTTACGGTCAGCGAGGCGTCCGGGTGACGTCGTGATTGTTCGTGCTCTGATATTTTATCATCCACATATTTGCGGGTTGCCAGAACCACAGACGGGTCGATTTTCAGCGTGATGGCTTCGGTATTCGTGACAACCAGAATCATGCGGATAGTCTGGGTACGACCGCTGCCTTCCTGCAACTGCGGTTTGTACGTTTCCGGGCAGTTCGCCACCGCAATGAGTACGCCTTCATCATCATAAAGCCCAATCTCACGGATCCAGAATCCGCCCTCGTTCTCAGGGATGATTTGCTCCGCAATAATCTGGCTCTGGTTGTTCGGGTCAACACTCAGAAGATTCAGCGGCGCGATACGTTTCTGGTTAATCAGTTTTGTCTGTGCCGGGTCTGGTGTCGGCAAGACACCATTCGCATCACCAACGGCCATTTGCGTCAGATTCAGCTTACTGCCGAGCATCGTCGCGTTAGCCAGCCGTGCTGCGCCCTGATTAGTCAGAATGGCGTAGTATTTCACTGTCATGCGTTTACTCTCAGGTTATCAATTAAATGAATGGCCGAGGCCGGGAAATAATCCCCTCCGACAATAATGGCCTCCGGGGTGTAGGGATAAACCGTCAGGGCGTCGCCGTGATAGCATCCCGCACCGGCAAAAATGTTGCCGGTTGTACTTAAACTGATAGCCAGTCCCGTCAGATGGCGGCTTGCAGGTTTTGCATCAGCAACGAGACGCTCCAGCTCCTGATACATTTCCTCGGTAATACCCTGCTCAAGCACGCCAACAACGATGCGGAACGTCCCCGGCTCCTCGTTGAGCTGCCACCACTCCCTCACCTCAATCAGATAGCCGAGCGGCTCCACCACACGGCGAATCGCACCAATAGTGCCCTTATGGCAGTGAATGAAATACGCATCGCGGATAACAGCGCGTTTTGTCGCTTCCGGCCACTTATCATCCCAGCGGTCAACCGAAAATGACCACGCCAGCCACGGCAGCAGATTTGCCGGGCAGGTGTCCGGGTTCCACAGCTCACGAATACTGACCGGCGTTTTTTCAATTTCCGCACAGGCTTTTGCGGCGGCGACTTCAAGCGGTGATGAGCCAGTCGGCAGCAGGCGCGAATCACTCATCCGAGCCTCCGGTCACGACGCTGTATTCGGTGCAGAAAGACGCCTGCGTACTGTTGAGCACAATGTCGGCCAGTGGTGCGGCCAGCTCGACACGCTGCACGCCTTCCACATGCAAAGCGGCATAAATGGCAGACAGACGGATGTCACGCCCCAGCCGGTGCTGTGCCGTGATGTACGCTTCCAGTTTTTTCACGGCGGCGGCGCGGATGGGTTCGCTTTCGGGACCAGGGTAAAGGTAAAGCGTGGCGTTTATCTGGTATTCAACAATGGCGGCAGACTGCACGGTCACGCGGTCGGCCACCGGCCTGACGTCCTCGCCATTAAGGGCGTTACGCACCACCGCCAGCAGGTCTTCGGATGCCACACCGTTATTTTCACGTGACAGCACGGAGATGGTGACGCAGGCCGGAGACGGACTGGTGACAGAGATATCTGCGACACGCCCGTCGGCACTGCGACCATGATACTGATAGGCACCCACCGACCCGGCGACGCTTAAGCCCTCAAACGCCTGCTGAATACGCAGACGATAATCGGTGTCAGATTCCATCACTGCCGGTGTCGGCGGGAGGGTCGAATCATCTGCCGGGGTGATAATCAGGCGCGTGGTGTTGTAATTGGCACCAATCACATCAAGGTCATTACCGGCGGCACAGGCCAGCATTACCGCCCGTGCGGCCTCATTCACACGCTGACGCCAGATAAGCTCACGATAAGCATTTTCCTCCAGCAGTTTGACGAGAGGTTCGGATTCCAGCGTCAGGGTACGGGCGACCGCCTCCTGCTGGTCTTCCGGGTAAAGGGAAATCAGTGTCGCCTTGCGTTCGGCAAGAATGGTTTCAAAGTCCAGCTCCTCGACCACATCCGGTGCGGGTAGCTGGTTCAGGTCGATAATCGGCATGGTTTCAACTCACAGGGATGGTTAACGAAAGTGGCTGGCCGGTGTCGTTGTGCTGACCGGTTAACGTGACCGTCATTCGCCCGTCAAAACTGCGCGCCGTGGTGACGGATGACAGGGTGACGCGGGGTTCCCATTTCAGCACCGCCATGTAACAGGCGACCTTAATCTGCAACTCAAGCGCCGGAGTCTGCGGCTGGTCAATCATTGACGCCAGCAACGAGCCGTAATCACGACGCATCACCCGTGAGCCGACCGGTGTGCGCAGGATATCGCCGATACTCTGGCTGATATGCTCAAGGTCAGTGACAGTCAGGCCATCACTGCGATTCATTCCGAGATAACGCGCTGTCATAGAGGACTCCCGGTTGTGCCGCCGCTGTCGCCGGGGTGTTTATGGGTATGCAGTACCTTACCGTTTGATGAGAGTTCACCGCCGGTGTGTTCAATGTTGCCGCGCATCGTCCCGCCCTTCTGCACTTCCAGCGTGCCGGTAATCAGCCTGTTGGTGCAGACCACCTCTGGTGTGTCCAGGGTGACGCGGGTTGATGCTTTCACCGTGACCACCGGCACCGTGGCAGTAACAGAATCAGAAGCCGTCACGCTGGCCGTTTTAATTCCGCTTACCGTGAGTGCACTGGTTTCGGGTTCATACTCAATCACCGCCCCGTCAGGGAAACGGATATGCAGGGCATCCGCCGACGCAGACGGCGCGGGGTTATCGCCGGAATAAATCCCCGGCAGAACAAACGCCGTGTCAAGTTCACCGCCCACGGCCAGAATCAGCACCTGCTCCCCCACGGAAGGTGCCCACCATGTGCGCGAACGCCCGGCACGACAGGTCAGCCACTGAAGCCAGTCGGTGCACATGCCGCCGGTCTGCACACGGCAGCGACCGGCTTTAAGGTCGGTTTCGACGATAATGCCGGTGCGGATCATGTTGCGCAGTGCGCGCGCGAGTTCCTGAATATTTGCGAGAGTGTTCATAACGGGAAGGATGCCGCCGGGTCATACCGGCGGCAATGCGACGATGAGGTGTCAGGAATGGCACAACTAACGGTCGAGGTGAGCCAGAATAATCTCTTCAATCATCTGCACATCCTCACCGGTAAAGCCGAGCAGAGGACGCGCCGGATAATCAATTTTCTTACCGTCTTTCCGGGTTTCTTCCGACAGACCGAACTGATGCACACTGGCGATTTTCGGTGACTTCCCGCCGTAAAACTCCATTGATGCCTGTTCCGGGCTGGCGCGGATATGCAAAAAGCGACTGGTGATAAGTTTCGCAAACATTTTTCGCTTAACGCGACCGGTCTTTTTTCTGGCGCTCTGCTGCTGGCGTGGCGCATAGGGTGTGCCGTCCGGGGCTTTCTGTGCCATCACCCGGCGCTGCTGACTCTGCCGCAGACGTTTCGCCAGTTCTGCACTCAGTCGCCGACGCCCTGACGGTGACAGCGACTCAATCAGTCCGGTCAGCCGGTCTTCAAAACGCTTAAACTCATTCATCCCACTTGCTCACCAGTTCGCCATTGATATAAAGCTCCATCGGGCGGGTGACCGGCTCCGGCGGCGGAGGTTCCGGGATATTCTTCACATGCAGTGCGCCGTCCACCTCGCTGACCAGCGTGCGCTCGGTCAGCATCAGACTGATGCTGATATCAAAGCTGCTGTCATTGTTGATGTCTGCATAAAACGTGAAGCCCTTTTTCTGACCTTCGTCAGTGGTCATGATGTCGGGCTGATTTTCCCGCAGCCACGCCAGCACCGGCACAATGAGCAGGTCAAAATCACCGGTAAAGTCGGTCACAATGACATTGAGCGTGTAACGCTTTTCGAACGACAGCGACGTCGCCAGCGTGGAGGCAATACTCCCGTTATCCACGAATATCCGCAGCATCTCTGGACTGGTTTTCAGCACCGTGACGGCATCAGTCAGCGCCCTGCGCAGGCTGTCGGGTTTGAGCATCGTTTTCGTCCTGACAGTGTTTAATCATTTTTACCTGGCTGGCACAGCGTGCCAGCGCGTTCTCAAGCTGCCGGATATCGGCACTTAAATCGCCGTTCGTCTGCGGGTCACTGCCCGGCATCGGGCAAAGACTCACTTTCGGGCAGGCGTTGTGGACAATCACTGGCGTCGGTGCAGGTGGGGCGCTGGTGCAACCGGCGCACAGCATCAGGCAGGTCAGCGCCATACCAGCGGCGGAAATCTTCGTTTTCATTCAGTAACCTCGTGATGGTTTTCTCGCGCTGTGCTTCACGCTTCGCAGCGTTTTCCAGTTCCTGACGCAGTGCCACCTGCGCCAGCTCGTTTTTGTCTGCCCTGGTGAGCGCAACATGAAGCTGATTTTTCAGCATGGTGATGGTCGTCTGCTGCCCGTTGGCGACGTTGTTCGCCCTGTCCAGCGAGGTGCGCAGGCTGGCGTTTTCATGCTTCGCCAGAAACAGACCGGCCACCGCCAGTGATAACAACACAACCAGCACAATCATCAGCTTTGACATGGTTCCCGCCCCTCAAAACGCTGACGACAGGCCGTGCGTATCAGCCGGAAGAACACCGACGCCACGAGGTAAATCAGCGCGGTAAAAATCCACCCGGCAGCGACCAGCGAGATAAACGTCGCCACCATCACCACCAGAGCCGCCGCCCGTCTGCGCCACGGCACCGACTGCAAAAACAGCGACGCGACAATCTTCACGGCCAGCGATTCCGGCGGCAGCTCCCGTCCGTAGCGTTCCAGCACATACTCAGTGGCATACACACCGACACCACCGGCAACCACACAGATAACCGTCGCCAGAATCGCCCAGGCGGCGACAAAATTGACGGCCACGCTCTGCGGGTAAATCAGGGACAGTGCCAGCATCAGCGCCAGCGACACATTCAGCATCAGTGAAAGGGATAATTTCTTCATGGTGTTTACTCCGTTTAAGCCGGTACGCCGCCAGCGGTACGCCAGACGGTGACCAGTTTTTCCAGTGAATGCTCACGCTGACCGTAACCGGCACCCGGCAGGGACGCCCAGATATTGCGACAGCGTGAAATGGCGCGCTCAATGCGTCCCGCCCGGATGTCATCCAGTGCACCGCGTTCGCGGATCAACTGAATGGCGAGCCTGTCCTGTGACAACGGACTGAAATCCGGCAGGGCAAGCTGTTTGCGGTAGTGCGGCCAGAACAGGTAAAGCTGCTGATAGCGACCGGAGGCCGTGGATTTTTCACCGCGACGGTTAAACACCTTCGCCGGTCGGCCATGCGCGAACGGGTGGTCACTGTAGTCAGTGAAAATTTCCGGCTTCCCGTCCAGTCCGGTGACTATCACGTCATAGCCCCGGTTTTTCGTCAGCGGATGATTCGCCGTCCCTTCGGACACGGCCAGCATGTCGAGAAAGGCCGCGATATTCTGATGCGTGTTAATTACCGGCATTACTGTTTCCCCCTGCCCTTAAAACGGCGCTGAATGGCAATCTCAATCACCTGATAACCGGCGATACCCAGCATGGAGCCGATACCGCACACCGCAGGCAGTGACAGGTCAGGAAACTGCACCAGAACAACACCGGCAACCATCGAGACAAAACCACCGAGCAACATGCGCCCGATAAACAGACGCGGGGTGATGGGTTCACCACCGGCAAGCACCTTGCCGACAACAATCAGCACCCCAATCATGAAAAGCGACAGGACGCTTTTTTCTTCTGCTGTCATGCGTTACTCCCACAGATTGACAGTTTCAGCCACGGGCGCGGTCTGAACGTCGGGCAGTTCGACAGCGGTGCCGTGTGGCAGCACCGCACCCAGTTCAGCCAGTCCCGGATTTGCGGCGAGCACGGTCTCAACCACGCCCTCAGTGCGCCCGTAATACCGGACACAGATGGCGTCGAGCGTGTCGCCCTGTAGCGCAAAGGTCTTCATCAGATTTGACTCACGATGCAGCGCGGCTTGTCCTGGATGCGCGCCACCGCCCAGCGCATATCCCGCCACAGTTCATCAATGGTGCTGTCAATGCTGTCGGCCTTCTTGTCGCCTTTCGCACTGGCATCCACGCCGCGATAACGCTCATAAAGCGACGCGGTCGCCATCGCACACACGGCGCGCTCGTAGTAAAAAACCTTGATGCTTTCACCGTCGATATCGTCCGCCGGGACGTCAGCCAGACGCGTAAAACCGGCGGCAATTTTCTGTTCGCGGTACTCGTACAGCTCCGCATTCGTTTCAGCCATGCCTGACTTGATGGCCTCACGCAGACGGGCGGGGGCGACGGTCTGCTCAAGGCGCATACGTTCCCGGACGCGCTTCGGGTCGATATCGGGAAAAAAGAACGTGTTTTTAATCACCGGCTCGTCGCCTGCCGGTTGCGGGATGACCACCGTACCCTCACCGGACACGGGAGCCTCCTTTCGCGGAATAATCAGCGTCATCATGACTACCTCTGAAAAGTCGGGCGGTGGACGCCGGTGCAGTGTCAGGTGATTCACCGTCACTGACCGGCGTGCCGCCCTGGCGCGGGGCGCATTCGGTTGTTAACTGGCTTTCTTTTTCGGGCGTCCACGTTTTGCCGGTGTCACGCTCCGGGTCTTACGCGGGGCGCGGGTGACCGCTTTTGGCTGCGGCTCCGGCTTCGGTTTCAGCTCCCGCTCCAGTCGTTCAATCTCTTTTTTGACGCCTGCCTGACAGTCGAGCTGTGTCGCACGTTGCAGGTGCGCCAGCGCACCGGCGGCATCACCAGCGTCACGCAGAAACAGACCGGTGATTTTGTGCAGCTTTGCGCGCACTTCATCAGGCATGTCAGCCGTGGCGGTCAGTTCAAGGGTGTCCGTCAGCAGGCGGGGATCCACAGACTCACCGGCAGCGTGAGCGCGCATGGCCGCAAGCGCCACCTCCTCGGTGAACATGTACGGCGGGGTGCGGCGGTGTTTACCCGGCATGGTCAGACCGTACTTCAGGGCATAACGGGCAATCTCCAGCGCACCGGCAATATCGCCGGTATCCAGACGCCACAGCATGACTGTCATCAGAATGTCATCCTGTGCGCCTTTGCCCTGCTCCAGCACGCCGTTCACCCACGGCAACCAGAACGGCAGCAGTTCGCGTTTTTTCGCGGCCTTAAGCTCTTTTGAGTAAATCGCTTTCAGTGTGCGCTGGTCTGCGGCCAGCTTGACCAGCATCTGCTCATAGACAGTTGCATGTCGCAGCGGGGCGGCTTCCCGCTGCGCGGTCATCGCTGCCGAGACCCGCATCATGTGGCGCTGTGCGGGACTCGTCATCGGTTACGCTCCCGGCTCTGCGGTCGCTTTAGCCGGTGTGGAGAAATCACCGACTTTAATTTTTTCCACCAGACAACCGGCGGCGTAGTCCTCCACCACGTAATCAATGTTCATTGACTCGTAGTTCTCCACGCGGTCGAGTTTCGGGTTTTCCTCAATCACGCGGCGATGGCTGTCATCCATGTAGTAGATGGACAGGTTTTCCAGCTTCGTGATGAGCATCGCATCCGCCGGGAAGTACGGGACGCGTACCGCTGGCAGGTTGCCGATGCGTTTCTGGCTGATGATGACGTCAGCGGCCAGCATTTCGCTGTTGTCCTGCTCCTTGTTGACGATGGGAAAATACTTGTCCGCCAGTAGCTGACGTCCCACAATCACCACAAGGTCAGGGTCTTCCTGATACCACGGTTCAATCAGGTTGTTGGTCGCATCCATCACCAGTGCATCAAGGCTGGCATAATCACCGCCCTTACCCACGCGGATAACCTCAGAGGTGGTGCGGCCTTCCTCGTCAGTGACCTTGCTCATCACGCGCGCCGGGGCTTCATTGCGGTATTTCTGCAGCCAGCCGACCGCCACATCCTGCAGCATCGGATTACTGTTGCGGTCAGAGGTTTCGGCACGCTTCACGCCGTTAAAACCGGCCATGATGAAATCAAGGGACTGGCGTTTGATAATGGCGTTACGGATACGGAGCTGGAAATCCTGATAACGCGCCCACAGGTCCAGCGTTTTGTAGCGGATATAAAAATCGAAGTTAATCTGGTCGCATTCGTACTTGTTTGACGCCAGCTTCGAGAAGTCCTTCGGCTGACGCTCGGTGCCACCGGCGGTGTCGGTGGTGCTGGCGATGGAGCCGGTGACACCAATACCAATTTTTTCCCCTTTCATTTCGCTGACCGGCACAATGTTGATGCGGGTCAGAAAGTCAGAGGACTCCTGCATGGTGTTCATCAGGGTCTGGGTGACCGACGGTTCAACGGTGAATTTTTTCGACACATCACCGGCGTCGATGCCGTTCAGTTCGGCAACACGGGACAGGTAGGCATTAAATTTAAAGCGGGTTTCCTGGCGCATAGTTTTTCCTGAAATTAAGAGTTAATCGTGAAGGTTTTCCCGGACTGACTGACGCCGGTCAGCAGTTCGTCATCAGGGCGTCACCGCCACCGCCGGTGGCTTTGCTGCGGCGCTGCTGGGTCAGACTTTCGGTGTGGTCGAGACTGTTTTTCAGGCGGGTGAATGCCTGACTGGTTTCATCCGCCCTGTCAGTCACATCCTGCTTAAGTGCGGAAAAGGCGGTTTCCATCTCAGCGAGTCGCTGCTCAGTGGCGCTCAGCTTTTCCTGCACATGCTCAGCGACAGCGGTCACCGCTTCATGCACGTCATTCAGACGGGCGTCATCGCTGGCCTGTTTGCGGCCAAAAATGGATTTCACCTTTTCGGTCAGGGCGGTGAACACGGTTTCAGGCAGGTCTTCAAATTCCAGCTCAACAGGCGTTGCCACTGAAATCAGGTTTTCAGGGCTTAATTTGAAGCGGTTCAGGGGGTTGTGTTTTGCCGTGCGGCAGAATTCCAGGTATTCCGTGCCGAGGCTTGCCGGGTCATCGGTGACGGCCAGACCCACCAGATAACATTTGCCGGTGTTGGCAAAGTTCGGCTGAATTTCCATTGAGGTGTAGACCTTCTGCGCGGCCTTGTTCATCGCGATAAGGTCATCGGTCGGGGTGATTTTCGCAAACAGCGCCCATTTGCCTTTCAGCGCCGAATCATCGTCAATCTTTTCGGCCTTCAGTTCGGCCACATCGCCATAACGCTTAAAAATACCGTCAGGCAGGATGCCGCGCAGATGTTCCAGGTTAATGCGGCAACCATAGACACGCGGGTCAAAGGTTTCGGCCATTTCCTGAATATCCTGCGCACTGATGACACGCCCGTCACAGGTGTCACCCTCAACGCCGATACGAAAGAATTTTGAGACTTTTTTTGCCATTGTCAGGAGTCCTGAATAGTGATTAGAGGAGTCACATGTCGGCATCAGTTTCCCGACGATGCGCATCCTCCGCCATCAGTCCCGGATGGCTTATCACTGACACAACAGCACCTTAGCGAATCGCGGGGCGCGACTCAGTAGCCTTGCCGTGTATTCATCACGGCGAGGTATTCATGACCATCACCACAGACACCACTCTTTTACACGACCCGCGTCGTCAGGCGGCGCTGCTGTACTGGCAGGGGTTTTCCGTGCCGCAGATTGCCGCCATGTTGCAGATGAAACGCCCGACGGTGCAGAGCTGGAAACAGCGCGACGGCTGGGACAGCGTTGCCCCCATCAGCCGTGTCGAAATGAGTCTGGAAGCGCGGCTGACCCAGCTCATCATCAAACCGCAGAAAACCGGCGGTGACTTCAAGGAAATTGACCTGCTCGGACGCCAGATTGAACGGCTGGCACGGGTCAACCGTTACAGCCAGACCGGCAACGAGGCAGACCTTAATCCGAACGTCGCTAACCGCAACAAAGGCGGGCGTCGCAAACCGAAAAAGAATTTTTTCAGTGACGAGGCCATCGAAAAGCTGGAGCAGATTTTCTTTGAGCAGTCTTTCGACTATCAGTTGCACTGGTATCGCGCCGGGCTTGAGCACCGCATCCGCGATATCCTGAAATCCCGCCAGATTGGCGCGACGTTTTATTTTTCCCGCGAGGCGCTGCTGCGCGCCCTGAAAACCGGCCATAACCAGATTTTTCTGTCGGCCAGTAAAACGCAGGCGTATGTGTTCCGCGAATACATCATCGCCTTTGCCCGGCTGGTTGACGTTGACCTGACCGGTGACCCAATTGTCCTGGGCAATAACGGCGCAAAACTGATTTTTCTCGGCACCAACTCCAACACCGCGCAGAGCCATAACGGCGACCTGTACGTCGACGAGATTTTCTGGATCCCGAATTTTCAGGTACTGCGTAAGGTGGCATCAGGTATGGCCTCACAGAGTCACCTGCGCTCGACCTATTTCTCCACCCCGTCCACGCTGGCGCACGACGCCTACCCGTTCTGGTCGGGTGAACTGTTTAACCGGGGACGCGCCAGCGCCGCCGAACGCGTGGAAATCGACGTCAGTCATAACGCCCTTGCCGGTGGGCTTCTCTGTGCGGACGGCCAGTGGCGGCAGATTGTCACCATTGAGGACGCCCTGAAAGGCGGCTGCACGCTCTTCGACATTGAGCAGCTTAAACGCGAAAACAGCGCCGACGATTTTAAAAACCTGTTCATGTGTGAATTTGTTGACGACAAGGCGTCGGTGTTCCCGTTCGAGGAGCTGCAACGCTGCATGGTCGACACGCTGGAAGAATGGGAAGACTATGCGCCGTTTGCCGCCAATCCGTTCGGCTCCCGCCCGGTATGGATTGGTTACGACCCGTCACACCGTGGCGACAGCGCCGGATGCGTGGTGCTGGCACCGCCGGTGGTGGCCGGTGGCAAATTCAGAATACTTGAGCGTCACCAGTGGAAAGGCATGGACTTTGCCACCCAGGCTGAATCCATCCGCAAACTCACCGAAAAATATAACGTCGAATACATCGGTATTGATGCCACCGGCCTCGGTGTCGGCGTGTTCCAGCTCGTGCGCTCGTTCTATCCTGCCGCGCGCGATATCCGCTACACGCCGGAAATGAAAACCGCAATGGTGCTCAAGGCAAAAGACGTTATCCGCCGTGGCTGTCTGGAATATGACGTCAGCGCCACCGACATCACCAGCTCGTTTATGGCTATCCGAAAGACCATGACCAGCAGCGGACGCAGCGCCACCTATGAGGCCAGTCGCAGCGAGGAAGCCAGCCACGCCGACCTCGCCTGGGCGACCATGCACGCTCTGTTAAATGAGCCACTCACCGCCGGTATCAGCACTCCGCTGACATCCACCATTCTGGAGTTTTACTGATGAGCAAGAAAAAAGGGAAAACACCGCAACCTGCGGCAAAAAAAATGACCGCCAGCGCCCCGAAAATGGAGGCATTCACCTTTGGTGAGCCGGTGCCGGTACTCGACCGCCGTGACATTCTGGATTACGTCGAGTGCATCAGTAACGGCAGATGGTATGAGCCACCGGTCAGCTTTACCGGTCTGGCAAAAAGCCTGCGTGCTGCCGTGCATCACAGCTCACCGATTTACGTCAAACGTAATATTCTGGCTTCAACGTTTATCCCGCATCCGTGGCTTTCCCAGCAGGATTTCAGCCGCTTTGTGCTGGATTTTCTGGTGTTCGGTAATGCGTTTCTGGAAAAGCGTTACAGCACCACCGGTAAGGTCATCAGACTGGAAACCTCACCGGCAAAATATACCCGCCGTGGTGTGGAAGAGGATGTTTACTGGTGGGTGCCGTCCTTCAACGAGCCGACAGCCTTCGCACCCGGCTCCGTGTTTCACCTGCTGGAGCCGGATATTAATCAGGAGCTGTACGGCCTGCCGGAATATCTCAGCGCCCTTAACTCTGCCTGGCTGAATGAGTCGGCCACGCTGTTCCGCCGCAAGTATTACGAAAACGGCGCTCATGCCGGATACATCATGTACGTCACCGATGCCGTGCAGGATCGCAACGATATCGAAATGCTTCGCGAAAACATGGTTAAGTCGAAAGGCCGCAATAACTTTAAAAATCTGTTTCTCTATGCCCCACAGGGGAAAGCCGACGGCATTAAAATTATCCCGCTCAGTGAAGTGGCAACGAAGGACGATTTTTTTAATATCAAAAAAGCCAGCGCCGCTGACCTGCTGGACGCGCATCGCATCCCCTTTCAGTTGATGGGGGGCAAGCCGGAGAACGTCGGGTCGCTGGGTGATATTGAGAAAGTGGCAAAGGTCTTTGTCCGCAATGAGCTTATCCCGTTACAGGACAGGATCCGCGAAATAAACGGCTGGCTCGGTCAGGAGGTCATCCGATTTAAAAACTACTCACTGGACACTGACAACGGCTGAACATCGCCGCCTGCGGGCGGCTTTTTTACACCCCGTCATCACCCCCTCACACGCTCACCACCGCACAAAATACCCCGCAGACACACCAACGCCTCAACGGGCAGACTAAGCGCCGTCACGACGCGCTGAGACGCTGAAAAAATAAAATCCGCACCACCGCCAGCGCGCAGTGCTTTCCCCGCCTCGCCCGCCCGCTTCATGGGTCGGTTTTAATGCAGGTGCATGACATGATTTCTCCGCGCCGACACTGGCACGGAGCACTCTTAACAGATAAACAATAATCATGCATTCTAATGCAGCAACATAAAAGTTTATAATTTCCTCAACAATTTCCCATTGTTCTTATCAAAGGATATCATTGTATAGTCATACCCTTCTAATGCCTCTTTTAAGACATTTTCATCTTCTGATGTAGCAAAAATGATCTGCCCTTGTCCTTTTGTTGTTTCTGCAGCATCTTTAAGTAACTCGGCAAAACTTACTTTATTTGCTTCTTGTTGACGAGGCTCATCAAACACAATCAATCCAGGGTGATTTGTTTGAAATTTAGAACCAACAACAAATAAACTTATTAAATAACCCCAAATGATTCTTATTCCATCACTAGCTGATGTGTCAAAACCTATATCATATCCTTCCCTAGTAGGTAAGTAATTATCTTCTGATATTGACACAAGTTTAGAATCAAAACTTGTAAAATTATATTTTTCTAATCGTGCAACGACTTCTTTATTAAGAAATTTTAACTTATCGGCATCATTACGCGACAAGAAATTATCTGGCAATCCTTTTCTTTTCGCGATAAGCTTTTTATATCTACGGTGTAATGAATCCAACTCCAGTCTAATGTCCAATATACTTTTAATGCCATCGTTAATGGCATTAATTTTATTCTCAATGTTTATTTTGCGTCTCAGAAACTCCTCCTGAACAACCATTGAGGGATATTTTGACTCCCTTAATGCATTAATATCAACTCTAATCTTGGCTATTTCCCCCTCTAAATCACTCCTCTCAACATCTTTAAGCTTTAATTGCTTTTCACTATCCGACAGAACAAACTCAAATGCTTTTACTTGCTCTTTAATAAAGTTCAAACTATCTTCATATGTCATCAGATTTTCTTGCGATGAAAAACTTAGCAAATTATCATTATAACTTGCACCACAAGTCGGACAAATATTTGACATTAAATCTGTTGACTTATACGCATCCGAAGATGATATTTTCTTTAAATCTTCATACTTCCTTTTATCTTCCAACAGATTATACAATCTGTTTTTGGTCGCCTGAATTTGATATTGAATATAACTTCTATGCTCACAAATCTCTTTAATCTTTAATTCCAGAGAGTTAATTTCATCATTTTTTTGACCTAATAACTTAACCACTGATAATTGTAAAGTTTGTTCTTCTTGCTCACCAAGAGTGTCAAACTTAATTTCTTGCAACTCTTTTTCCAGTTCATTACGAACATCAACAATAGATCTAACGACACTACCATTTTTAATAATCAAATCTATCTTATAATGATCAAATTTTGCCACTGGTTGTTCAGGAATCCCTGTGACAACTGACGACAATTTAGAAGCAATAACTTCTGCATTGTGTTTAATTAACTTCCAATCATGATAAATAATATCAAGTTCATTTCTTAACGAACTACGCAATAAAATATTATCATTAACATCAAGAGACATTAAAAATTCTAGAGATCTTTTCTTTGGCTCTTTAATTCCAAATTGTGTTGGTACAGTCGCCATAATTGACGACCATCCTTTTTTTTGCTCAACATACCATGCAGGGAAAAGTACGGATGGATAAAGAATAGTGTCCTTCCCATTATGGTTTGGAACATTTGGCAAACTCCAACCTATAAAATCAGCTAACCACTTATAGAAACCACGTTCCCTTTCAGTATCGCCCTCTCTATGTAAAAAATAAGTACCACTCTTACTTTTTACATTATTCTTCTCATCTATATAAATAACATTATTATTATCGTGACCGATAATATTCCTTTTCAAAGATGCTTCTATTCCCTTATGATTCTTTATTTTTAGCAAAACATAAGATGATATTACACTAACTTCAACATTATCTTTTGTCGTTAGTGCTCTAGTCAAAGATGGAGGGAATGGGATTTTTCCAGAACCGACACCTAATGCCTTTTCCATCCCAAGTGCATATGCAATCCCATTCATGCAAGTTGATTTACCATGAGAATTCTCAACTCTTAATAAAAACAAGCCATTTGAAAAAGGTATACTAACACCATAACGCCCATCCGAAGTATTTGCTACTAACTCCAATGAAATAATTTCCAACGACATATTAACCCACCTGAAATATTTTATTAATGTTAGTTTCGGACAGTCCAGCCTTATGTTTATTTAGCACCAACCTTTCTTCTTTGAACACATCAAGAGAAAGCAATTTCTCAGCGACCTTAAGCCCCTTTTCATTTATTTTGAACGCTCGTTCATTTCTCAAAATAAAATCCTCTGCTAATAATAGCTGTATTGCTCTATCTAAAGTTGGATCCAATCTTACTTCAGGCTTTAAACCTTCTTTGTTTAAAAGCCAGAATTCAAACATTGCTTCATTATTCTCTGACTTTAACATCCAATTAATTAAATGAAGTTTTTTTAAAGAACAGCAACCAGCTCTCCCTGTGACAAGGAATATTATCAGCAACAAACTGCAACGCCACAATGGTCTCATATCACATGGCAAATGTTCAGGTCGTTTATTAAACGTAAACGGCCTTCCTATTATTTCATCTATCGTTATATGCATTTGCTTTTCCATTCTAAAAATCTAAAGGGCATCTTATAAGCCAATCAGAAATAACTCCCCATGTTATCTTATCCAAGTCAGCCTGTTTAAGCGTACTAACTTCCTCTTCAATACATTTCTTTAACAAAGCGATTTCATCTTTCATTATATCTGATGGTTTCGCATCTGATGAAGTAAGAAGAAAGAGACCTACCAAATTACGTTCTCTATGTTGAACACAGTTATAGATAATTTCATAGATATCAACCCAGTCTCTCTTCAAAGCATCCAGCAAGTTTTGATAATCAAGATATTTTTGTATTAAAAACTCTCTATATAAACCCTGCCTAGATACATCATCATTTATCTTAGGTAATTTTAAATTTAGCTTATCTAAAAAAGATGTATTTTCACTAATAAAGTTAGCAGCATTCTCAGCCGTCGCATCATTTATATTAAAGCTTAATTGATAGTTATTTTTGCGAAGAAAGAACGCTTCTTCTATATAATTTCGATCTGTTTGCACTACTATTTGAAAATCATCAGCAACGTAAGAAATCCCTAACTCTCTTACTTTTAATGATTTTTTTGTGCAATATTGACTTAATTTCGCCGATTTATT